AGGGCATTTGCATTCAGGGTGGCGTTAGGAATCAAAATCAGCGAGTTTATCCTGTACAAGAAATTGGCAGGGCTGTCAAGACTCTAAACGACCAAATTACTGGTGGTTACTCAGTGCTAGGCGAAGTTGATCATCCCGATGATCTAAGAATCAACCTTGACCGTGTAAGTCATATGATCACAGAAATGTGGATGGATGGCCCTAACGGTTACGGTAAACTTAAAATCCTTCCAACACCTATGGGACAGTTAGTTAAAACCATGTTGGAGTCAGGAGTTAAGTTAGGTGTTAGTTCGCGCGGATCCGGAAACGTTCGAGAGGACGGTTCCGGAGAAGTGTCAGATTTTGAGATTATCACAGTGGATGTGGTAGCTCAACCTAGTGCTCCGGGAGCATATCCTACACCAATCTATGAACACTTGATGAATAATCGAGGTGGTTATAGTGCCTTACGCATAGCGCAAGAGGTCAAAGGTGATCCTAAAGCACAACAATATCTCAAAGAGAGCTTATTAGGAATAATAAGCAAGCTCCGATAACAAAAGGAGAATCACATGTTGGATGCACTAAAAACTCTGTTTGAAAACAACGTGATTTCTGAAGAGATCAAAGAGTCTATTGAGTCTGCTTGGGAAGCTCGCATCGTCGAGAATCGCAATCAAGTAACTCAAGAGCTACGTGAAGAATTTGCTCAACGCTACGAACATGACAAACAAGTCATGGTTGAAGCAATTGATCGCATGGTTAGTGATCAATTACAAGAGGAAATTGCTCAATTTGTAGAAGATCGTAATAAACTAGCTGAAGAAAGAGCCAAGTATGCAGTTAACATGCAGAAACACTCTGAGCTAATGAAAGAGTTTGTAGCTCGTCAATTAGCATCTGAAGTTAGAGAATTACACGAAGATCAGATTCAAATGGCTGACAAGTTTGGTAAACTTGAACAGTTTGTAGTAGAAGCTCTAGCTCAAGAAATCGCAGAGTTCCATACAGATAAGCAAGATCTTGCTGAGACTAAGGTACGCCTAGTCCGTGAAGGCAAGGAGGCACTTGCAAGAATGAAAGAACAATTCATTCAACGTGCGGCAAAATTGGTAGAATCTACAGTTGAACAAACTCTAACAAAAGAGATTGGACAACTAAAAGAGGACATCGAAACTGCACGTAGAAACGACTTCGGTCGCAGATTGTTTGAAGCATTCTCAAGCGAGTATCAATCAAGCTATTTAAATGAGAAATCAGAAACAGCTAAATTGCTCAAGGTCATAGACAAGAAAGATTTGGAAGTTGCAGAAGCTAAACACGCTGTAGCAGATGCACAGAAAATCTTAGAAAGCAAAGAAGCAGAAATTAAAGCTCTCGCAGAGAGCAAGCAACGTCAAGAAATTATGACTGAATTGACTGCACCATTAAATGCAAGTCAAAAAGCAATTATGTCAGAACTACTTGAAAGTGTACAAACGACAAAACTACGCAGTAGTTTTGACAAGTACCTACCAGCGGTAATTGCTGGCGAAGCTCCACAGAAGAAGAAGGCACTAGTAGAGGCAAAAGAAGTTACAGGCAACAAAGAAACCAACAGCGTAAGTAGCAGCCAAGACGGAAACATTTTCGACATTAGACGTCTTGCTGGTTTAAAACATTAATTTAGGAGAAAATAAATGTCAGAACTACTAACAAGCCGTTGGGCAGAGACCAAAGAGGCCCTATTAGAAGGCCTACAAGGCACCAAGAAATCTGTTATGTCAGCTACACTTGAGAATACTCGCAAGTATCTAGCTGAGAGCGCAACTACAGGTGCTACTTCTGCCGGCAACGTCGCAACTTTAAACCGCGTGATTCTTCCAGTAATCCGTCGTGTTATGCCAACCGTTATCGCTAACGAGTTGGTTGGTGTACAACCAATGACTGGCCCAGTTGGTCAAATCCATACGCTACGTGTTCGCTACAGCGATACACTAAGCGGTACATATGGTGCTACTGCTGGTGAAGAGGCTCTAAGCCCATTCAAAATTGCTGAAGGTTATTCCGCTAATAACGGAGCAGCCGTAACAGCAGCCGCTACTGCTAGCCTAGAAGGTGTTGCAGGTAAGCGTATGAGCATTCAGATTCTCAAGCAGACAGTTGAAGCTAAGACACGTAAGTTGTCAGCTCGCTGGACATTTGAGGCTGCTCAAGATGCACAAGCTCAACAAGGCATTGACATCGAAGCAGAAATCATGGCTGCTCTAGCACAAGAAATCACTGCTGAAATCGACCAAGAGATTCTTTCTTCTCTAGGTACATTAGCTACTGGCAACGGTAACACACAGTCTTTTGACCAGTCAGCAGTTTCTGGTACAGCTACATTCGTTGGTGACGAACACGCGGCTCTTGCTGTTCTTATCAACAAGGTATCTAACACAATCGCTCAGCGTACACGTCGTGGCGCTGGTAACTGGGCTGTGGTTTCTCCACAAGCTCTAACAATTCTTCAAAGTGCTACAACTTCTGCTTTCGCAAGAACAACAGAAGGTACATTCGAAGCTCCTACAAACACTAAGTTTGTTGGTACATTGAATGGCGCAATGAAGGTTTATGTAAACACATACGCTTCTGACTCAGCAAACGTATTAGTTGGTTACAAAGGTTCAAGCGAGAGTGATGCGGCAGCGTTCTATTGCCCATACATTCCTCTAATGAGCTCTGGCGTTGTTTTAGATCCATCAACATTTGAACCAGTCGTATCATTCATGACACGTTATGGTTATGTTGAGCTAAACAACACAGCAAGTTCGCTAGGTAATGCGGCTGACTACTTAGGTACAGTTAGCATTTCTAACGTATCTTTCAAGTAATCAATACTTGCAAGCTGTTGAAAAGGACTCTTCGGAGTCCTTTTCTTTTGAGTGATAAATACATTGTCTAAAAAGAACTCGTCTGTGAACGAGACTTATGCAGAAGTCCTCTGCGTAGACCTAGAACGTCAACTTATGGAGAAAACAAATGGGACGTCCAATTAATAAAAGAAAATTTGGTGCTACCGGTGTTGATGCAACACCAACAATTCCAGTACGCTTTAAACTAGGCGGCACTGTATATGAAGGCTACATTGTTAAGCAACGTGCTACTCGTAAATTTAACGTTAGCACAGACGACGGTACAACAGCGACTGGTGCTTGCACACTAACTGATGCAGTAACACCTGCTAACAATGGTGACGCAAGTTTAGTTGGCATTACAACCGGCGGCGGCGCAGTTACTATCAAGAAGTTAACCAACAGAGTCGCAACTGACTACAACGGTAATCGTTATACATATTCGTTAGAAGACGATTCTACTGAAACTTTAATTCGTTTAACAGCGATCTAATCATAGGGGCTTCGGCCCCTAATTAGGATTTATACATGACAAAGATAGTACGAGTTAACGAAGGCGATTATAGAGTTGGTGTCCAGCCTGGCGGAACAATCACTCTTGACACCGGATGGCAAACAGGTAACGTTGAAGTTACTGGTAATCTGATCGTCCGCGGAGATTATACCACTGTTGAATCTGAAACAATGGTAGTTAGAGATAATATCATTGTTCTTAACCAAGGTGACTCCGGACCAGGCATTACACTAAATCAGTCAGGTATTGAAATCGTTCGTACTAATGGTCCTAAATTAGATCCGGGCGAACAAAATGACGGTAATATTTTTATCGTATTTGACGAAACCGTTGATCATTTAAATCCAGCTACTAACGAAAATGAATATGGTACTCTTATTTTTAAAGCTAATGGCGGTAGATTAATTGGTATTAGAACAAACAGTATTGACACCAACGGCGGCGACCTAGCCTTAATTAACAGCGGTACCGGTATTATCACTGTTAGAAACACCAGCGCCTATGAACAGAATGTTTTAGATTATACTGATTGGGCTAGTTTATCTGGGCCGATACAGTTAACAGATGATCCGGATGCTATTCCTAATACACAAGCCTTAGCTGATTATGTAGAATCTCAATTATACTTCTTCGACGATTATGCTATTTCAACTGGTGACACCAAAGTTGAGTGTTTTGATACATCAGAAGGAGACGCGACTAGCAAGATAACATTTGAAGTCGATGGTGTAGAAAAAGGACAGTTTAATGTAAACGGCCTTAATGTTGATAATATTAGATTACTGTCAAATACTATATCAAATACTAGTGTTGGAAATAATTTAATTCTAACAGCAACAAATAAAAATATTCAAGTTAGCGGGTATCTAAATTTACAAGATCAAGTATCAGATCCGTTATCTGCTGGCGGGTACAATAAGTTGTATTCAAAATCAACTAGTGGCCCTGGAGATACAGGTATATATTTTGTAAATACTAGAGATTCAAACGAACTAGTGAGTAAAAAACGAGCCCTGCTGTTTAGCATGGTGTTTTAAAGGATAAAAAATGGCGATTCGAAGTGTAGCAATTGGAACAGGCAATACAGATCTATATACAAGTAGCGGTAACAATGCTGTAACTACTATAA